TCGCGTAACATATGTACGAATCAAAATCACCCGTTATAAGGAGATTATCGGGTGACGATTCGTTCTAGACAGTCCGGCACTGCTTATGCAGCAACCGGTGATCTATTCAAAAGATGGACCACTGATGTCCCCACACCGCTTTATAAGGCGCGTGTTGCATCTGGGGAGTTGATCTGCAATCCTTTTGACTCCATTGTATACCAGGCTGCTGGTCCGAAATTCACGAACGTGGGTTTCAATGTCTTGAAACTGCAGCCTCCGTGGCCGCCCCTAAATTTGGGGATGGTTCAGGCCTCTACGTCTCGACCGATGGTTTCGGCTTCCGCGTATGGGTCCCTTTACGGAATACAAAATGGAGCACAAACTGCTGCACAGAAGTGTGGCATAGAGCCTTTAGTCTACGATGGCGAAGCATTCGCTGAAGCCCATACAGGGCTATCTGCACAGTTAAACACTGGCATATCATCGATACTCGTCACGTTAGCGGAGCTAGGAAAAACAGCAACTATGATCGCGAAAGCGGCCAGGTTGTTGAGGAATCCCATCATCAACGCGAAGAACAAATTGCGTTTGACAAGGGCCCAGTTGCGCACTCCAGAAGGCCGCAAGGCTGCACTGGATATGGCTGAAGACGATTGGCTGGAAGGTCGATATGGTTGGCGACCGTTCATTTACGACACGATGTCTATAGTGGACGCTGCGCAAGCCAAGTATGGCGAGCGTTTGACCGTTAAGACACTAGTTGACAGACTCGCGGGTGAGGCTACCGAGGTAAAAGAATATACCTCTGTTGGCGTTCCTCCGATGATTATGGAAACGAAATGGAAGGTAGAATTTATGCTTTCCTGTGGTCAGACGGCGGATTTCGATCTGAATTTCTCCCAGTTCGCAAGAACTTGGGGAGCGCTCGACGTGGTCGGTACTGCATGGGACTTAGTCAAACTCTCATTCGTTATCGATTGGTTCATAAACCTAGGCGACAGCCTAAAAGCCTTACAAGTATACCTTTTTATCGCCGAGCGCATCGGGTGGAATAAAATCTCCTCGACCGCAAGGGTTGAAAGGAAGTACTCTCTTCCTGCTATCGGAACTTACGGGGATCGTCAGGTTAATTTGCACCTGAACTCCGATGACCGAATACTTGAGCAGGTTAAGACAACACACCGTACCCCCGTTGACAGTTTCCTGCCGAACTTAGGCATGAGTTTTAATGTTGACTGTGGTAAGGCACTTGATGCTCTAGCGATTTTACACAAATTCGTCAAGAGCAGATGACCTAGGAGTTTTTCATGGCTACAATTACAGTGTCTGTTGACGCTGCGAACCATGTGTTCACAACTGATAGCGCTGTGTCGCAGGATGCGACTCGCTATCTTTATCAGAATTCAACGATAATGGTTCCTCGGAATCTGTTGTTGAAACGGGTTTATCCCAAGCGCACTAAAACTTACGTCGGAAATGCCCGGAATGAGTTGCGACTTTCCTTTATAGACGACGAGACCAAACAGGCTCTCTCTATTTTTCGTCTTGAGGTGTCGCGCCAGGCTGATTTCGATGAAACGACTTACGCTCTTCAGCGGAAGCTGATGGGCCAGTTGATTCTAGATGCAGAGTTGGACAATTTCTTTGATGTCCTCTCTCTTCCGTAAGTCTGACGCAAAGGACCCTGGCTTGCCAGTGTTCTCGCGTCTTGGCGCATGGGTCGCAAGAATCCTTGCGGCTCTTCTTGTTCTTTCCTTGGTCTTAACGGCCTTAATCTACTGGAGCGTACGCAATGCAACCTGCATTACCAGCTACCAACAAATCTACCCAGACTTTGGGTATACGGGAAAGGAAGAAACTGTCATGGAATCGGCCGGAAGTAAAAATCCGGTTAGACGGAAAGCACCTCGTTGAGATGTTTCAGTCATTAGGTAAGAGCATCTTGCCTACGGGTGGAGTCTACGACCTCCGGGTTGTGGAAGACATACCTGAGGCATGTGATTTCCATTCTGAGAAAGCTGCTATCGCACGAGATGTAGGTGATGTAGATACCTATTTTCGTCATGCGCAGTTGGCCGCATTGCTTAAGAAAGTTGAATTTCCGCTTTTTGAAGCTTTATGCGAGCAGAACGCCATGGTTAAATGGCACGCAGCAGAGGCGGGATGTAAGGAGATGAATGAGAAGTTCGCAGAAATTCTTGCGAAGCCTCATACAAATTCACATCCTGAACTTGCTGAGCTAGTCGTCGACATAAGAAGAGAGCTTGAAGCTCTTTTGGGCGGGAAACCGCCACCTTTCGGCGAAATTGCTCCTCATTGTGGTTACGGACCAGGGGCTGACAGCTCCCATGATCGGCGTGAAGGGCACGCAGCTTATAAACTGCTCTGCCCATCCCTCATGCCGGATATGCTCCATATGCTACCGGAGCTCATGGAATACTTTCCAGAGCTAATGGCTTACGCAGGGAATCCTGCACATGCTCTAGCTCGGAAAGGTACGCATGTTATCCTTCCGTTCGATCATGCTCGTCTCGAGTTCGTTCCGAAGAACGTGCGAGAACATCGCACTATTGAGATTATGCCTACACTCGCAACGTTTGTGGGCCAGGGTTATGATCATTACATCAGGTCGAGGTTAAAGTCGATCTGGGGTATTGATCTTCGTGACCAAATGCCTAACCAGCATTTGGCTTTCCTTGGTTCCTTGCAAGACGGCGATGACTCACCAGTCACGCTGGACTTGTCAGCTGCCTCGGATCGGATATCAATCGGCCTTATAAGGCTGGTGTTGCCGATCGAGTGGAGTCGAGTTCTGTGGCCTTTAAGAGCACGCGACGTGCAACTAAAGGACGGGACTTTTCATACCCTTGAAAAGTTCTCTTCCATGGGTAACTCTCTCACATTTTCCCTGCAGACAGCGATATATTCGGCAATTGTGTTGCGCGCCTATAGGGCCGCCGGGCTGAAGTGGAAGCAGTGGAGGGTGTACGGGGATGACATCATCGTAGTTAAGAACGCCGCTACAGCGGTAATTCGTGACCTTGAGCTCTTAGGTTTTAAGCTCAACCTCGATAAGTCCTTTATCAAAGGGCCTTTCCGGGAGTCATGCGGTGCTGATTATCTCCACGGAACTAACGTCCGTCCTTTCTACATTAAGAAGCCTATACGTACTGTCGGCGACGTGTATAAGTATGTCAACACGTTGCAGATGGTAATAGCGCGCGCGCCTATCCCGGCGCACTCATACGGAGGATTGTTCAATTACCTCCTAAGTCTTGTTCCAAAGCCATTTAGGCTGGTAGGACCAAGCACGCTACCGATGTCGTCCTGTTTTTGGACGCCGTATGAGGTTGCTGCGAAAGTAACTCTAACGCAGCGAGAAGTGAAGCTCAAGATGCCGGAGCATTTGGCGCTAAGGGTGACACTCCTTATTGGTGCAAACGATTCCTCTATAGAGGAAAGAAGAGCTGTAGGGTTGACACTGCGGAAAAACAAACCGCGGTATACACCTTCTCAGCTCCTCGATCTTCGCCAGAGAATCGCCTTTGAGAGGTTCGGTGTGCCACGTGGGTACACCGAGAACGGACATAGTGAGGTACCTACGGGTATCTTCACTTATCTCATGAGGCGGCCTGGACCTCCAGGCCACGACCCCTTGGATGGGGTCAAGCAACGGATGCTCATTCCTATTTGGTAGCTCAAAGCTGTTAGACAGGAAGTCGCCCGTTGAGCCATAAAATGCCATGTACGGCATCGCTGCCGTTTGTGATGGATCATAACCACTATGCAGAGC